CTTTACACCCGTCTTGTGAACCCACCAGGAGGACCCGCGCACGGTTGCACCCCTCTGATCCTTTGCGTTGCTTTGCAACATGCGATGCAACTTGAAAGCGAAAAAAAATCCCATGGGGGGCGGGGCAAAAAGATTCATAGCTGGGATTCCTCATAAGCCAGGCGAACCTCAGCAATTAGCCGCGTGGCATAGGCTTGACCGCGCCGCTTTTGAATCCGCTCGTAGTAACCGATCCGGCGGTATCTCGGCCATGCCATCAACATGCGTGCCTCACATCGCATCCGATGCGCTTCAGTCCAGGTAGGACCACGTTGAATGTCAGGCAGCAATCGAAACTCAATCTGCTTTGATTCAGATCCTGATCGAGTGCCGCTATGGTCGAGGTCTTGGTCATTGAGTCCCATCAAGTCGAGTGGGTTAATCGGTGGTTAGTTTTGCGGATGGCTCGGGCTTTACATTCCTTGCACCATGGCTGCATGTGCTTAACTCCATAGCAAAGGTCAAAATCACCCAATGGCCTGAACGTCTTGCAATGAGGGCAGCGTTTCATTGGGAGCCCTGCCCTGGTATCCGCCATCCCGATGGCGAACGCACCAATGCAATGCCAGTTTCTTCATAAAGTTCAAACGCCTTGCACTTGATCCCTTTGGATCCACAGAAATCCTGCATGGATTGCCCACAAGAATCACAAGGCGGATCAAGAACAAGACAAAGAGTTGGTCCTTTGCGATTAGTTGTTGATTTGTAATGACTGAACATCATTCGCCCCGATTCGACCCGAATCGACCTTCTTCGCCCCAATCCGCGCCTGTACCCTCACGGCACTGAATGCGACGCTGTGCACCGTAGACGTGATACTCAAGAACCATCCGGATGTAGTCAGACACCTTGCGATCGTCTGCCATCGCCAGATCTTGTAGGTCACGCTTCAGAGACTCGCCAAGATGCACCTTGACGTTGTCGAGTAATTTTTCTGATGCAGCCATATACGGAGTCACCCTAATGTCTATCTCGATCTTGCCCAGGGATACTGGCCTTTATGTTCAATGCGGATGTGGATCCCGCATGTTCATTCCATCTGAGTCTGCTACTCACAGTCCTGTTGTTTTCTGTCCATGTGGAGAAGTTGAGAAGATCGGCAAAGAAGTTCTTAACCAGCTCACATCTCGGCAGCTGCGGTCTCATATCGCCAAAAAAAACGGCAGGCTTTACCGGCCCGCCGCTAAATCGGAGGAGAGGACTCGCGAACAAAGCCTGAAAGAAAAAGTTCATGCTGATTTTTTGGAGCTTTCTTGATGACTATCCGCTCCAAGTTCTTTCAGCTTTGCCTCCAAACGGGCGACATTTTCAACGGTCGGATTTTTGATAACGCCACAAGCGAACTTTTGTATCCAGTGGTAGCTGAGTCCCTGGCAAACAAATCTCTGATATCCACCCGCAGCGCGTGTGGCTTCTCTAATTTCTTCAGTTCTAGATCTGATATCGCTCATATTTTTTACATTAGCAAACTTTTGCTAAGAATACCAACACCTATTGCTAAGCGCTAGTGCAACTATTCAGATATGGATCAAGAAGCCAAAAAAGCGTTAGCCCTCAATGTCAGTCGTCTGATGGAACACCATGGTTTTACTCAAGAGGGTATGGCTAAAAAAACTGGCGTTTCACAAAGAAGCATTTCAAATCTGATTTCCATTGATAGCCCTCACTCGCCCAAACTAAAGACGATTGAGGATGTGGCTCAGGCATTCAATCTGCAAACTTGGCACCTTTTGCTTCCTGATGCGCCTATCGATATGCTTCTAAACAGCTCGATTGAAAAAGTTGTTTCCAATTATGCAAGCGCTTCTCAAGAAGGCAGAGACATGATCAATAGAGTCTCTGACCGTGAGGCAGCGATAGCAGTCCAGCAAGTTCAAAGACAAGCAAAGAGCTAATCCCCCTGGCTCAATTTGCTGGCAAATAGCGGGTCCATTCTGGAATCCCGCTTTTTTTATCTCATCATCAAGCAAAACTTTGCTTGACTATAAATAATCCTAGCAATATATTTCTTGTCGCCCCCTTGCTGCCCAGGCCAGCGCGGATGCACTAAGGGCCTGCAGTGAATGGCTTCATTCAGGACACACCAGGACAGGGGGCGCTAACAGGAGAAAGAGATGAACAAGATTGCTTTTCTGATCATGGCTGTTTTTTTCGCCATCGCATCAAATGACGATTTTGACGATTACCAGGTGGCTCACGGTTCAATGTTGGTTGCTCAGTCTCATGAATAACTTTTTTGTGATTTTCGGCTTAATTGCTGGCGGGATCGCTTTGGCATGGCAAATCTACAAATTATGGAAGCAGGTTTTTGTTGATCCATTTGGAGATCGTGAGTTCCGTAGTGCTTTGCGGAAAATTGAAAAAGAAAAAAGGAGGATGCGGCCTCGATGAGCGCGCCATTCAAAATCATTGGCCTTGCAGGACAGGCAAGGAGCGGAAAAACAACCGTGGCTGACTACCTTTGCACTAAAGGTTTTCATCAGCTGGCTTTTGCTGATCCGATTGTGGATGCCTTAGTCGCAATGCTTGATGTTCCCACCGAGTATCGCGTTGATAAAAAAGAGCTCCCAATTCCGGGCTTTAGTTTCAGCTATCGGAAGGCAGCTCAGACATTAGGGACTGACTGGGGTCGTCGCATGCTGGATCCAGATTTATGGATTCAAATCATGGCTAACCGGATCAAGGCAGTCGCTGATGACAGTGACTGCATCGTGATCTCAGATGTTCGATTTGAAAATGAGGCTCGCTGGATACGAAGCCAGGGCGGAGAGCTTTGGCACATTATTCGGCCCTGCTTTGATGGTGGGGTAAGGAAACATGTATCAGAGGATGGAATTGCAATCCTTGAGGGTGAAACTGTCTTAATCAATGACAAAGGCATCGAAGATCTCTATACCCATATAGATCCATGGCTTTGGGCTGAGGTCTATTGATCATGACCATCATTCTTATTGCTGTATTTTTTTTACTTTTGCTGACCGTTCCTGTGATTACTGCCATCTTCGCTTATGGCTTGATGACTCATCTGCAAAAAAGAAAATCACGAGATCAAAGAATTTCGAAAGATCTTTTTTATGTCATGACACTGAATCGGCGGGGAATGCCATGACTGGATCCGCTGAGTTAGATGCCATCAGCCTCATCTTAATTCTTTTCTTTGCAATCATTTTTCTTGAGTTTGTCCTGGGGATTTGCGTTGGGGATTACTGGGATGAATAGGCATATCTGGACGGATGAAGAAGTAGATGCCCTGCGTATTCTTTACCCAATCACCAGGACACAGGACATTGCTGATCAGCTCAATATCCCGTTGTCCAAGATTTATCACAAGGCCAAGAATCTTGGTCTTAATAAATCTGAATCCTACATGCGAGCCGAACTTACTAGACAAGGTGAAAGATTAAAAACAGTTGGAAATCCTGCCCGTTTCAAGAAGGGACACGCCTCATGGAATAAAGGCAAAAAAGGTCTTGCGCTAGGCGGTAAGCAAACTCAATTTAAGCCAGGCCATATCCCCCACACTATCAAACCGATTGGGTCTGAACGCATTAGCCAGGACGGTTATTTAGAAAGAAAGGTAACAAACGAGGGTCCCGCTCGATCGCATTACAAATTCGTTCATCGAATTATTTGGGAGGCGGCTAATGGGCCTGTTCCAAGAACGCATTACGTGACGTTCAAAAATGGAAATCGGCTGGATGTTCGCCTTGAAAATTTGGAGCTAATCAGTATGGCGGACCACGCCAAGCGGATCAGCATTATGCGTTATCCGGAAGAGGTCAGAGAAATCATGCGGCTGAAAGGCAGGCTGACCAAAGCAATCAAAAAACGGGAGAGGATAAATGAAAAACAAAATGGTTGATCTTAGAAACCACCTTTTTGCAACGCTTGAAGCCTTACAAGACAAGGACGATCCAATGGATCTTGCTAGAGCTAAGGCTATCGCTGATGTCAGTCAAACTGTCATCAATAGCGTCAAGGTTGAAATCGACTTCATCAAAGTAACAGACCAGGTCGATGCCGAAAGTAAGTTTTTCGATATCCATCCTCATCTGGAAACGCAACAGCCCAAAAAGCTTGTCGGTGTTGCATGACCAAATACGTTACTGGCCGCTATGTCATCACGATGTTTGATGAGCGCGGCACCAAGATCGGACAGTTTGTCTCCAAGGAAGGAGGCCTTCTTAGGGCCCAGGAGATTGGCGCTGATCTGATCAAAGAAAAAAGATGCCATTCGTTCAATGTGCATTTGAACGTATTCAACAGTATGGATCCGAAGGGCCCTTGGTAAGTCTTTGAGGTTAATCATGAGCATCAATATCGGACAAAAGTTTGGACGGTGGACAGTAATTTCTGCCACGTCTCGCCTGGTCGGAGTTGCCAAACATAAAGCGTGGATTTGCGAATGCGATTGCGCTCGAAACACTAAACGTGTCGTGACTGAATACAGCTTAACGGGTCATCACAGCCGCAGCTGTGGAAAGTGCCCAGACAGTCAGTTCCGGCGATGGATGACAAATGGTCTTTCTGGAGTTGGAAAGTATCGCAAAGAACCTCAGTGGTGGAAGGAGACCCAGCCAAAATGAAGATCAAACGATTCATTGATCTAGCAGAAGAGTTTGTGGAGCCTCAGCCGGGAGAGGTTGAGACCTACTATCCATTTACTAGGCAGGAACTCATCGATCTGTTTTTACTCGTCCGCAAAGAGATTATTGAAGATTTCTCAAAGGCAATGATCGATAAAGAATTAGAGTCCAAATCGATATGAAACTAATTTTGCAAATTGCATGGGCAATTCCAGTCCTTGCTGTTTTTATTCTTGCTTTTCCATTTGTGTACCTTGGGTTTTCAGTTCTTGCTACATGGATCCTAGCTAATGCGTTTTCCTCAGCTACTGTAGGAAAGATTGAGTCATCTTGGAGGTTGAAATGAGTCTTTCATCAATAAGGCTTTCGGCAATAAACAATCTTAATTGCATGCATAAACGAGACTTTACACCTTCAATATATTTTTTAGTTAAAGGAGAGTCTATCGTTTACATTGGACAGTCAACCTGTGTATCTGCAAGAGTTCAAGGCCACTTAGCAGATAAAGAATTTAACTCGGTTTTCTTTGTTAACGTAGAAAAACAACATCTTGATGTTGCTGAACATCATTTTATATATTTATTTAGGCCTGAACTTAATGGAAGAATAAAGTGCAGGGATGGCACCTTAAAGTTCAACACTAACATTCGTTTCCATGAAGTTGAGGATCATTTTACAGCTTTAGTAAATCTTGGACTAATATCAGATTCTTTTTGCAAACAGGTTCAATCTAAGCTTATCGATTATAATTTTGAAGAATACGTCTTAACTCCAGCAAAAGCGGCGGGCGCTATTGGAATTACAGTAAAACAACTAAATGAGATTCGCCTTGCTGGAAAAATAGAATTTATTAATCTGAACGGAGTAAAATATCCATCCAAATCAATTAAAAACTATTTGATACAAAATGAACTCAGATATGAGTTTAGCGATACTGGATTTTATAGCGATATTTCATTTTCTTCCGAAGAAGACGGAGAAAGTATGGAGGTGTTTATTAGCCAGCTAATCTCCATTGATAGATATAAGTCACAAATACAAGAAGACAGAAAGACCTATTAATCCTTAAATGAAAGATAGAGAACTGATGGAAAAAGCGCTTGAAGCTTTATCAGGTGGACTAGATGTTCCATTGACAATAAATGCGCTTAAGGATCGGATTCGGGCATTAAAACATCAAGAGGAATGGTATTCGCTACCCAAAGAAGCCAGAGACAAAATAAGGATGGCAGCGACAGGAAATCGCAATGTCTGGAAAGCAGAGCTTGACCCAAAGTATCAAAAAGCGAAAGAACTTCGCGAAAGCGGAATGATGCTGAAGGATGCTTGCACTGTCGCTGGAATTTCTACTGAGCAGTGGTACAGGCGTCAGGCGATCGAGAAGTATGGCAAAGCCAGGGCTGGCGGTAAAAGGAGGCAGGACTAATGAGCGAAACAAAATTTACGCCGGGGCCTTGGCATTGGGTGGACCATGGAAGCTTCATCAATATTGAAAGCAAAGATTGCAATTCCATTGCGTCACTTTTTAGTTATGCGACTCCAGAAATTGAAGAACCAAACGCCCACCTAATCGCCGCCGCGCCTGATATGTACGAAGAGCTTGAGTGCGCGAGGGACGTATTCCGTTTTTACCAGTCGCATCACGAATTCAAAGGCGGGACCGAAAAAGCCATTCGGAATAAGGAAATAGCCGACCGGATTGATCGTTTGCTGGCTAAGGCCAGAGGTGAAGCATGAGTACCGCAACCGAACTGCTGAGACGTGCGCTTGAGACTTTGGAATGGTGCGATGAGGAATGCTGTGACGAGCCGCTTGAAGAAGCGATCCGCGCTTTCCTCGCCGCCGAGCCTGAAGCGGAGCCAAAAACATGGCAAAGACTCACGGATGAAGAAATATCTGACGTTCTGAATGTTGATCCGCAATGGTTCATGGATGGGTTGAACTGGAAAGCGTTGGATTTGCTTGAGTACGCTAGAGACATTGAGCGGGCTTTGGGGGAGAAAAACGCAAAACCTTTCAAGCTGGTGTCATGGCAAGGATTGAATGAGATTGAACTTCGTGAATGCTACGGAAGCCCTGAAACGCTAAATACCAAAACGCTTATTGAGTATGGTAACGCGATTGAAAAAATGCTTAAAGAAAGGAATCACCCACCCAAACCCGAGCCAGAAGCTGAGCCTGTGTTTATTCGCCCTGATCATTTAGCTCTGGCCAGAAAATCGCCGTTCTTGTGTCAAGTTGGGCCTGTACAGGTGGCTGATTTTGTCCCCCTCTACACCAGACCCGAACCAGCAAGGAAGCCCCTGAGCGATGTTGAGATTGCTGATATTTATTACAGAGGAATGTGTTTTGAGAAAGGCTATTTATCCGCCTTTGCTGAGGGCTTTAGACAAGCAGAAAAACACCATCTGATCGGAGTGAGCGATGAGTGACACACTAGATTCAAAAGGAGCCGCCGAGCTTCTGCATGTGTCAGTAAAACATATTCAGGAATTGGCCAGGAAAGGAGAAATTCCAGCGGTCTGGATTGCTGGTCAATGGATCTTCATCAAAGATGATCTTTTGAGCTCATTGGCTCAAAGGGCCAGGGATGAGCAAAGACAAAGACGGGAAATGAGTCTGCACGTCAATTCAATCGTGGAATCAGTAAATCCACGTAAGCCTGGTCGGCCTCGGAAAGCGGCATAATGCAATCACTTTCTGCTAAGTGGACTGTCAGTCCATCTACCGCAAACGTAGGTAATACTACTTACGCAGCCGACCAAGGTGTGATTGTTTTTGTGATCGTCATCTACAGGCCTTTGATAGCAATGGCTTGGGTGGATTGCAAATCCATCTAGGGCGGTTCGACTCCGCCACGCGCCTCCATTAAATCAAGCACTTACGATAAAATCAGTCCATCTAACGGCGCTTGAAAACCCCCTAAAAACCCCTAAAATCCCCCCCTAGTGTGGTTAAACCGCACTTGTAATGGATCGACATGTCCATCTAGTCTTAGGGGGAAGACACCATGGCCACCATCCGAAAGCGCCCATCTGGCAGCTACGAAGTCACGATTCGTCGAAAAATACTGCCCCGACCGATTTCCGTCTCGGCCGAAACCGAGACCCAGGCCAAGGCCCTGGCCGAGCGCATCGAGGCCCAGTTGGATCTCGGCATCATCCCCGAAGATTTTCTGACCCTGCAACCCCGCTCGTTCTGGAATGTCTCCAGCTGGACCGAAGAATATGAAAAATCCGGCAAACCCTCGGCTTCGGATCGCCCGCTCCTGAAAATTGTCCGGTCCGATCTTAAGACCCTGGCGCTTAAGGATCTCAATCCGGTCAATCTCGAAAAGTGGATTCAGGCCATGAAGGCCCGGCGATTGAGACCCGGCAGCATCAAAAAACGCGTCGGGGCCCTGGGCCGGTCGCTGGATCTGGCCGTCCATCGTGAAATCCTGGTCTTTAACCCGATCCGGAATCTTCCAAAGAATTACGCCGCCTACAGCGAAGCCGATGGCGAAATCATCGAGGATGGCGTCCGCGATCGGCGGCTGGAACCTGGTGAAGAGGAGCGCCTCGATGCGCAGCTGCAATCTCAACCCGATCTCTGGCTCCTGTTTCATCTGGCGCTCGAGACCGCCATGCGCATGCGGGAAATGTTCACCCTGACCGTCGACCAGGTCGACCTTAAAAAGCGCACGATTTTTCTGCAGAAAACCAAGAACGGCGATAAACGCCAGGTGCCATTGAGTTCGACAGCCCTCGGCTTTTTAACGGAGCGGATTCAGGGGGCCGATCCCAGCGCCCTGCTCTTTCCCTATTTTGATGGCCATCTTGATAACACCACCCGGCGCATCAGTTATTACTGGTCCTCGATCACCGAAAAAGCGGGCATCGAAGACTTTCATTTTCATGATTTGCGTCATGAGGCCACCTGTCGCCTGTTTGAGCGGACCCCCATGTCGGATCTTGAAATTGCGACCATCACCGGTCATCGGGATCCCCGAATGCTTAAACGCTATGCCAATTTGAGAGGCTCGGATCTGGCGCAGAAAATGTGGTGAAAAAAAAGGGGCCCGAAGGCCCCAAAATCGCGCTGCTGTGAACTAGATTTCAATTTTGGCGGCTTCAATGAACAATAGATCCAAATCGCTATCCGACCATCCCATGCCGGCAGCAATCGAAAGCAGCATCGGTGATTCGCGCCGATACTCGATGGCATTAGTCCAGGCCAGTTTGACCAAGGGATCGGTGGAGGCATTGACGTAAGCCTCCACTGCATCGAGCGAGCCTTCCTGCAATAACACGGCCTTGGCCTGTAGCGGTGAGACGGCTTGCGGCACCTCGCTGGGTGGCGGGGTCCAGGTCGGCAGGGCCGGTGGCTGGGCATTCGGGAAATCCGCGCGGGTCAGGCCATAGCGCCCAATCACGCTATTGTCCTCAATTGCCACA